AGAAAAAAGAAATAAAGAAATGGAAATAGAAAAATATATTGAAAGTGTAATTTTAAATAATATTACAGAACAAGTATAAGTAATAAACAAATAAAAATATGGAATTCATGTTCTGAAGCAGGTAAAACTCTTGGAATTGCTATTCCAAATTTGGTTGCCTGTTTAAAGGGTAGACAAAAAACAGCAGGTAATTTCATTTGGAAATATTTGAACTAATTAATTTTTGATTACGATATTTTATAATCGCCCCTCGGATTCCAGCAGTTAATAAATAATTTTCCCAAGTTTCAGACTTAGAGTTTATTATTTCTATTTTCTCGTTTTCAGAATTTGAAATAGATAGTATTGAACCAATAATATTTTCCTCAAGAGGAAGACGATATTTGTTTAACCAAAATATAGTTCTTTGTTGTATAGTAATTTTAGGCTCAAGTTCTTCGTTTATAAGATAATGTTGACCTAATTTTTCCCTATGCCAATCGCTTGATTGAGGAAGATAATAATCTTCCTTTTCATTACCAAGTTTACCAAGATCATGAAATAATCCAAGTATGATCATGTTATCTGTACTTACAATATTCTCTAATTCTAGAGAAGAGCGCAGCGCCTTCATAACACGAAGAGTATTTAGACTATGCCAAACAAGCCCACCAACAAAGCAACCAACATAATCTATTCTGGTGGATGCTGGAGCTACTGCAAAACGATCATGAAGATCTTCACATAGCTCTAAAAGAGCTTCTCGTTTATCTTCGTCTTCTATCTTGGAAACAATATTCTTATAATTGTTCCAATTGGTAGTTACTTTTTGTACTATTTGATCGTTCATTTATTCCTCAGTATCTATTAGTAACAAACAGATAAAATTTTGTTAATGATTAAAAATT